GCGCAAGGGTGACGGCACAACCGTTGATATCAAGTTACTGTTCCGGGCATTTGACGGCCCGCAGGATGTGGTCAAGGCCCGCGGCATGCAGCTGACCGGTGTGTGGGTGGATGAGCTCGCCGAGTTTAACAAGGAAAACTTCGACATGCTCATTGGCCGTGTGAAACGCTACCCACCCAAGGTTGAGGTGCCCAATGCCAAGTTCAATATCATCGGTACAAGCAACGCTTGCGCCAAGGACCACTGGCTGGCAGAGATGGCACTCAGTCACTACAAGCCCCCGGGCTGGTGGATAGGGATCCAACCTGGCGGTGTGTTACACCAAGGCAACAGCTGGCAGGAGAATCCGCAGGCTGAGAACATGAACAACCTACCCGTTGGTTATTACCAGGAGCAGTGCGGCGGCAAGAAGGATTCATGGATCAGGCAGAACCTAGCCAACGAGTTCGTGGTGCACTCCGATGGCCGGCCCGTGCATCCAGACTTCAATGAGCAGATTCATGTGGCGCCAGTGCAAGGTACCTATGGCATACCGCTGCACATCGGCATTGACTTCGGCCGCACGCCCGCGGCGACCATCATGCAGCGCCAGGCTAACGGCCAGTGGTACGTGTTGATGGAGCTCTGCACCGTGAACATGGGCGCCGACAAGTTCGGCACGATGCTGCGCAAGATACTCAACGAGAACTATGCAAGCTTTGAGATTGAGTGCATCACCGGTGACCCTGCAGGCTCGGCCATGGCCCAGACCCGGGACGAGACGCCCTTCGACCTGCTGCGCATGGCAGGCATCGAGGCGCAGCCGGCGCACACCAACGACCCGGAGGTGCGTTACGCCACCCTGGACCAACTGCTGCGGCAACTGGTTGATGGGCAACCGGCCATCGTGGTGGATCCCAGCTGCAGCGTTCTGATCCGCGGCCTGGCTGGTGAGTACCAGTTCCGAAGGATCCAGGTGGTGGGCCAGGAGCGGTTCACTGACCAGCCCGATAAGGGGCCGACCAGCCACATTGTGGAGGCCTTACATTATGGGTTGATGGGAGCGGGAGAAAGTGAGACCCTGTACGAGCAGAGTTGGGATGCCGGCATGGAAGGCGTTGACTCATACGCACCTGATCCACGTTTTTTTGAATAGAGGATTGACCGATGGCCACACCCACACTAGATGACATGATCGATGTATATATAATCTCCGAGGCGGAGATGGAGGCAGCACTGCTCGTTGCCGGCAACCGCGGCAACAACCTGCTCAACGGTTTGGCGCCCTATGCCGTAGTGCCCTTGACACCGCCTGTCTTGCAGGGCGACTACGCCGACACCTACACCCTGGCCGATGCGGCCGAGGTTAACTCTGTATTGTTCCCACTGGGGCCGCGTGGCTTCGCGGTATTTGAGAACCTGCTCGCATCAGCGGCGGCATGATATGAGCGACCTAGCTGATTTCATAGATACCTACACCCTGTCCGCCGCTGATGTGGCTGAATGTCTGGCGGTTGCCGGGCTCAAGGGACAGCAATTGTTCAATGCAATGGCCGTAACAGGTGGTCAGACGACATCGACGGCGCCCATCGCCCTGGCGGATATGGACCAGGTGTACATCCTGGCGGATGCCGCGGATGTGGATGTGGTGATCAAGGCTGACGCACTGCGCAGTCATCCCTTCCTTGACATGGCGCTATCCCTGGCCGCCGCATAACGGAGTAATACCATGAGAAAAGCGAAAGGCGATAAGTCTACTAAAGTGGGCGGTCGGCGTAAGGCAGGGCCTGCGGCCACTAAAAGATCCGTGGCCAAGATGATGAAAGGCAGGCCGGTACTGGCACCTGAGGGGCGTGAGAGTCGCACCAACGACGGTCGCCCGGCGTAGCCCTGCATGACCTCGCCCAACGGTAAGTCGCGGCTGGTCTACACGCTAGAGACCCAGGTCAATGAGTCCGAGACCTCGTCTTTCGAGGTCGACGAGCAGATGGAACGCAATATGCGTTATTATAGTTTGCAGCCACTCGGAAACGAACAGCCAGGACGCTCTCACTATATTTCGCCAGACGTACTCGACGCCGTGGAAGGAAAAAAAGCACTGTTCAGTGAAACTTTCCTTAGTGCCAGGGACGTAGTCAAGTTCATCAACTGTCCGGTACCCAACGAAGCCGAAGCAAAAACCGCCTACGCCAACAAGATGCTGGGTAAGAACAAATACGATCGCTTGTTCAGGGACGGTTGGCACGACGCTATGGTCTCCAAGCGCATGTGCGTGTTGGCGGAGTGGTTCGACGACACCAAAGAGACCACCATGACCCTGCCCGGCGCCCCCATGCCGATGGTGCAGCAACAGCTGCAGCAGATGGGTGAGGTCATCGAGGTGGACGACAGCAAGGTCCAGGTGCAGGTGATGCCCAGTCCCCAGGGCCCGGTGCAGATCATGTCCGGGGAGCTCACCGTCACCCTGAACGATGGGTACGTCAAACTCACCCTGATACAACCCGAGCGGTATTTCAGGGATCCCAACGCATCCTATGAAGACCAGTCCCAGTGGACCACCATCGAGGAAGACATAGCCCGCGGTCAGCTGATTGACATGGGCTATGACGCTGACCAGGTCATGAAGCTGACCGTGGACTACCGCTTCCGATCGGACGAGGTTGACTCTGCACGCAAGCGCCATGACTCGAGCTGGACCCGGCGCAAGCAGCACAATCGTATTGAGGAACAGGAGACGGTGTCGTACTACCGCACCTGGACCTGGTTGATCCATGACGAGGAGACCTTCGCCGAGGTTGACCTGGATTTTGAGCCCAAGCAGGGCTACCGGCTGTACGAGATCCACTGGTCCCATGGCGAGGTCCTGCGCTGGGCCGGCGATGAAGAGAACCCCGGGGCGCACGCCATCCGTGAGGTGGAAGAATCTGGGATCTTTGAGTGGACCGAGATGCCGATCAGCCACGCTGAGAATGGTATGTGTACAGCTGATGTGATGGTCCACATCCAGAAGACACAGTCCGGGCTCAAGCGGCTGGTGTACGATAACCAGCAGATGGCCAACAGCTCCAGGAACCTGCTACTGGCCGGCGCACTGAAAAATCCCCGCGACCTGCTGGACAACAAGATCGGCGCCACCCTGGTGGCCACGCGCCTGGACGCGGTGACGCCCCTGCCGGCGCCGCAGCTGTCACCCCTGACCATGCAGACCATCGCCATGTTCAAGGCCGATGGCGAGGAGCGCAGCGGCATCTCAGGTCTCGCAAAAGGCATGCAGACAGATGCACTGAAGTACCAGAATGCCGATAATATGATCGAACGCCTAACCACAGCTGGCCAGCGCCGGGTCACGGCCGAGGCCCGGGATTTTGCTAACACGTTCTTGATTCCGCTGTGCCAGTACATTGTCCACCTGGGTATGCGCAACGATAAGTCCCAGGACACCATGGAGATGGGCGGGCAGATGGTGCCCATTGTCCCCTCCCAGTGGCAGGACGAGGAGCTGCACATGCAGGCCGCGGTGGCGCTGACACCCGAGGAGGGCCAGCGCACGGCGCAGCAGCTGATGATGATCCACACCATGCTGATCCAGGATCCCAGCATGGGCGTCATGTACGGCCCGGCGCAGAAGCACGCGCAGCTGGACATGATCTATGACCTGATGGGTATCTCCGATACCACCAAGCTACTGATGACCCCGAACAGCCCCGAGTACCAGCAGGCGCAGCAGCAGCAAGCCCAGCAGGCACAAATGCAGCAGCAAAAGCAAGACCAGCTGATGGCGGCGCAGCTGCAGACCAACCAAACCCAGAACCAGGTAGCCACTTCTGGCGACCAACGGGCCTGGGAGGAGCTGGGCTGGAAGCGCACCAACGACATGGCCGACAACCTGCTCAACGAAGAGAAGCATGAATGGGACATCGACCGGGAAACACAGGAGCTACAAATTGAGCGAGAGCAGAAGCGCCCAGTCTCAGCGACTTGAAGCATTAATTAAAAAACAAAATGCGGTGCCACAAATCAGAAGCGATATGGCCCCGCAGGTTGCAGGTGCATTGAATAGGAGAGCTAGCAATGCAAACAGAAAACGAGCAGCAAGACGAGACCTTGGACGACGTTTCGCCCGAAGGAATGCAGAGAATAATCCAGATTGGAGAGCACGCCAGCCAGATGCTGGGGAGCCCCGTGTACAACATGATGTATCGCCAGAGGCTGGACAGGACGTTCCAGGAGTGGCTGGTCACATCGCCGAAGGAACAGAACAAGCGGGAGGGGCTGTGGCACGAGGCCCAGGGCCTGATAAGCCTAACCGCCGACATGGGCGCCGCCGCACAAGAAGCCCAAAGGGTACTGCAGCGCCAGCAGGCGCAGAATGACCCAGGACAGAACACCCAGAACTACCTGGATACCCAGGGTTTTGGCTTAAATTAACCGATTTGTAATAGCTCACGAAGGAGAGTTACAATGGCAGAAGCACCAGTAGTACCTGCGGGGTCACCCCCGCAGCAGCAGCAAAGCTTTACGGAGCGCAAGGCAGCC